ACCAGATGATAAAAAGTTATTTTTAATTATGGATAAGAATTGTTATATTTGTAAAGAACCGCAATTAGGATATGAGGAAGAATGTGGAGGAGGAACATGTACAAATATTTTAAAAAAAGAAAATAATATAATAGTTAAATAATAAAATTAAGCGAGACAAGGTAATTCATCAATATTAAAGATAGAAGATTTTTTATTAATATTTTTCTTAGGAACAGTATATTTTTCAAAATATTTATTATTTAAAACATTTTGAGGAGTATGTTTATGAACAGTTCTAGCAATCATTTTATATAATTTAAAATCAGGATATCTCTCTTGACCATTATTTTTATAAAGAATATTTTTATCTTTATCATCATTACACCAATTTAATATAATTTTTTTAATAGTAGATTTAATTTTATCTAAGTCATCAAGATCTTCTATAAAGAAATCAAATATAGAACAACCAAGTCTAGCGAGATCAAAACTATAATTAGGTTCAATAGTAGGTTTATCAGGATCTTTATAAGTACCAAAATTATATAAAGTAGCAGCATCTCCATCTTTATGATAACTATCACTACACATAGTTTTTCCTTTAAAAGAATAAATAGCTCTACCAAAATCAATAATTTTATAAATTTTTCCAAATGTAGGTACTTTATAATGTTTATTATTAAATTTATAATTTAAATATTTTTTTTCAGTGTGAATATACATAATATTATTAGTATGTAAATCATTATGAGTCATTTTAAATACTTTTTGATAAGTAATAAGGATCATTAAAATTTGAAGAACAATGGAATCCCATTCTTGATCTTTAATATTTTCATTATTAGATATATAAGAATCAAGAGTAGCTGTGCAGCATTCAAGGGCGATTAAATTTACAGGAAAATTATTGATAGTTACCATGATTTCATCTTCACTTGCTGTAGAACAGCTAGATTCAGATTCAGACTCTTCTTCATCATCAGATTGAGAATTAGAATCATTAGTATTAGATGTTCTAGAAGAACAATTAGAAGAGGAATCATTAGTTTTTTTAGAAATATTGTCAAGATTGCATTCAAAAATTAAAGATTTATTGATATCAATTTCATTGTCAATTATTTGTAATGAATTAGTAAAAGCATGATCAAGTTTTTGAATATCATTTAAATTAGATAAAGTAGTTTCTTTAATAGGATTAAGTTCTTCTTCAATAATTAGTCTTTTTTTATTATTTCTTGTATCAAAATTTAATTTTTCAATATGAGAATTATTAGTTAATTTAAATAATTTATTATTATTATTGTGGAAGGCATCACAATTAAATAGAAAATCAATATCTTCATCAATATTAGCTAAAAAATTAGATTTAATAGCTAAAAAGTTACCATAACAATCAATTCCATGAATAAAATTATAATCATTTAAAAGTTTACTTGTTAAAAATGTAAAAAATCCATCTATATAAGCAGTATTATTTAAATCATAAATTTTGTCTAAAGATTGATTATTATTTTCTAAGACAGGTAAAGACATTAAATTTTTAGAAAGATCATATTTATCAGAGAGATATTTAATAGGATCAATTAAAGGAGAGAATTTAATAAAGATATCTTTTTGAAAAATTTCTTGGTCAGAATTAATTAAAGAGGCAGAAAATTTGTTATAAGAATCTTGAGAGATAATAGAATTAAGGGATAAAGTATAATTAAGAATAAAGTTAGAATAATTTTGTGGAGTTAGGTTAAAAAAATTATTGTATAAAGGGAGATAATTTTGAATTTCAGTTAAATCTAATAAATTTTTATTATTTTCATTAAATAAAGTTGGATTTAAATTTTTTTTATAATTAATTTCCATTATAATGTTATTATTTAAAAATATAAATAATATTTAACTTATTTTTTCGTTTAAGTATAGAAGTTACATAATCTGCGTCTATAATTTAGTAATATTTTCTTAAAGTTAATTATGTCATCACTAGAATTAAAAAAATTTGATATGAAAACAATTAGTTTTAAACATACAGAAAATTCAGGTCCAGTTATAGTATTAATAGGTAGAAGAGATACAGGAAAGAGTTATTTAGTTAGAGATTTATTATATTATCATCAAGATATACCAATAGGTACAGTAATATCGGGAACTGAAGCTGGTAATGGATTTTATTCAGAACATGTTCCTAAATTATTTATTCATGATGAATATAATACTGCTATCATTGAAAATATATTAAAGAGACAAAGAGCAGTGCTAAAACAGATAAAAAGAGAACAGGAAATGTATAAAAGATCTAATATAGATCCAAGAGCTTTTGTTATATTAGATGATTGTTTATTTGATGCAACATGGACACGTGATAAAGTAATGAGATTATTATTTATGAATGGTCGTCATTGGAAAATAATGTTGATAATAACTATGCAATATCCATTAGGCATACCTCCAAATTTAAGAACAAATATAGATTATGTATTTATATTAAGAGAACCATATATTTCTAATAGAAAAAGAATATATGAGAATTATGCAGGAATGTTTCCAACTTTTGAATCATTTTGTCAAGTGATGGATCAATGTACAGAAAATTTTGAATGTTTAGTTATTAAAAATTGTGCAAAAACTAACAAATTAAATGAACAAATTTTTTGGTATAAAGCAGAACCACATAAAGATTTTAAATTAGGATCTAAAGAATTTTGGGAAATTTCCAAAACAATTAATTCTGATGATGAAGAAGAACAATATGATCCAAAACAAGCAGCAACAAGAAAAGGACCAAATATTAAAGTTAAAAAATCAAAATGGTAAAGAATATATTTATATATATATATATGAGAAAGACAGTAAAAAGAAAAAGTCATAAAAAAAATTGGAGAAAAACATGTAAACATAAGAGAGATGGTGTTTTAGGTTGCAGAATTTGTTGTTTTAAAAATACAAAAACAAAAAAACAATTTAAAAAATGTAAAAAGTATTGTATGAAATATTAAGTTTTAATAATTTTAATTAATATATTAAAATTATCAATTTCACAAAAGGTATTTTTATCTAATGTTGTTTTAATTTTACGATTATTACCTTTTTTAGATAAATTAATTAGAGTTTCTATACTTTTTCTAGATGGAGATTTTTGTCCAATTTTATTAAAAATTTTCATAAAAATCAAAAACCAAAACGAGAAGGGATAATCAGTATAATCTTTTATATTAAATTCTATAATTTTTGCCTCATCATTGTCTTTGAAAATAACCAAATCTAAAAAGGGATTAATAATTTTTAATTGGATAAGATAATTCCAATCATCAGCTTGATTACCTATATTTAATAAATTTTCTTTAACTTGTATAGTAAATGTATCTTGAATAGCTGGTTCTATAGTTTTTCTATATTTACCTCTAACAGACCAATCGGGTGTGGTATCTTTAAAATAAGGAATATGATAGGTACTTGCAAAAGAATAAATAGAAAGTTTATGAAAATTTAACATAGGTCTAATGAAATCAATATCATTTATTTTATTTCTCTCCCGAATGACAGCAAGATCTAAATAATTTCTTCCTCTACAAATATTAGCAACTATATTTTCTATGATATCATCTTTGTGATGACCTAAAAGAATATAATTTACATTTTCTTTTTTCATAATTTCTTTATAAAATTGGAATCTTATATTTTTAGTAATAGATTCATAATCAGATCTTTTACTATGATTTCTTTTTATTTCAACAATTTCTTTGAAATATAATTTAATATTATTAAATTTACACCATTCAATAATAAAATCTTGTTCTTGTTTAGTTTCATCTCTATTATTATAATTAATATGAATAGCAATAATATCAAAATTTAAATAATTTAAAATACTAACTAATACCATTGAATCAACACCTCCAGATAAAGAGATAATAAATTTATTAGTATTTAAATTTTTACAAATATTATTAATATTTATCAATAATGGTTCATTTAAATTTATAGTTTTTTCTTTTATTTTTAATGAACAATTAGGAACAATTTGTAAAATATTTTTATAAGTATCATAATTAAAAGATGGGTTTTGAAAATAATATTTGATTAGACGAGTTGATCTCAAATAAGATAGCATTTCATTTGTTTTTAAAAATACTAATTATTTTTTTCAATTTTTAGAAAAAATTTAAAGATACCAATATTTATCTTTTTCATAGTTAGTTAATATTTTTTTATAATTTTTAATTACAAAATCAGGTGTTTTATTTTTTACTTTTTTATATAAGGATTCATAGGTATCAACTGACATAGCAGAAGTAATGATTGCTATTATATTAGGATTATTTTCATATTCTTCTAATTTTTTTTGATGAGCAATTTTAGATGTTGGGAGAGATATAATATTATATGGTTTATCTTTATAAATTAATACAACATGTGTTCCAGTAGATAATTTTTGCCAAAATTTTTCTAAATTTTTATTTTTACCCCATACAGATTCTTGATTATTAAATAAAATTTTGTTTTTATTATAAATTTTCCATCTTTT